CCATAGCTGCTTGGATTGTTCCTGCTTTTGAGCTTTGCCCTACTAACTGTCTAACTTTAGGGTCATTAGCAAACGCCATATGAGCTGTTATATGAGCTTCATGGTCTTGGTATATAAATGCCTTGACAGGCTTACCATTAATAATAGCCATATTCTCAGATACAGGGTTCATAGGTTTCATATCTTCTTTATTAGGTATAAGTTTTTCTGCATTCTTAACACCTAATACATCTAACATTTGTCTATTTAATTCAGGTAGGTCATATATGTCTGGATTAGATTGTGCTAATTGCATAACAGCTTGATATTGAACAACCTTTTGAGACATTGTTGCAGCATTAGGGTCTGATACAGGTATAACTTCAACCATATCATAATCAGAACGTTTAGCCATTTTACTACCTGTTGCTGGCTCATACGAATAATCTGCTGGAGTGTAATCTTTTATAATAGTCTTAAGTAATTTAAATTCTTGTTTCATCGCATAATGAATACGACTTTGAACTGCAGACATTACTTTTAGTGTTCGCTCTAGAATAGCTAGTGTAGTACCAACTGGAGCATTAGCTGACATATCAGAAACTTTTAAATCAGCAGCAGAAGCAAATCTCCTTCCTTCATCGATAATCTGATTCATCAACTGATTAAGAACTTGTGATGGTTCCTTATATGGTAGAGGCATGATATTATCTCTAATAGTACCGGAAGGTACATCTACATCACGGAACTCTGCTGGAGAGATCGGTGTATCATCACCTTTGATTCTAAGACCCCGTGTTTTGAAACCACCAGGAAGATTAGATAATGTACCCGCGTCGACTAATTGTCTTAATATCATTGTGCCTGATTTTGCAAATGATCCGATCAGGTGAATCAAGCCGAAGCAATAGAAACCAAATCCTGGCACGTAACCATAATGGACAAAGTGTTGTCTTTTTTGTTTCGTATCATCGTCAGGATTCCAATTACGTCTTATAGCTAAAATAGTTGATGTAGATTTTTCTATAGTTACTACATAAGGTAAAGCAATACCTGTTGGTTCGCCGTCGTCTTCGTCTTCATACCCTTCTAAGTCAAGGTCAACGTGCATCTCAAGAAGTTTAAATCTGTCATCAGATGTAGCGCTGAATCCCATCTTCTCTGCAATCTTTTTCTCAACTTCATCTAAGTCATAAGTAGGTTCACCTAAATCAACATCTTTATAGAAACCTGCTATTTGTAGTTTGCGTAATTCATTTTTTGTTTTACGCATGACGTGGGTAACACGCTCCGCTGTTTCCAAATCTGAAGCACCGTATGGCACTACAATGTCTTCAGCTGGAATATACATAGAGACTTGCCTCTCTAATGCAGGGTCGTAATAAACTTTCTTGAACGCATTACCCGCTAACCCTAATCCCCACAACATTCTTTCATGTTCAGGTCTGTATTCCACCATCTTTTCAGTCAACTGATAATTCATGTTTTCTTGTACACGTGCAGAAGCCTCTTTATTCTCTGGAGTCTCTTTACCAATGATTTGTGTTTTAACAGGGCCTGCTGCAGGGAAAGTTTCAGTCATTGTTTCTGCTTGAAACTTAACGAGGGTTTCAGTCATAAGAGGATGATAAACATTACATGCACCTTCCCACGGTTCTGAACGGTCTTCTAATTTAAGACCTAATAATTCTAATCCGTCTACATATGTATTTAGCCAATCTTTACGTGATGCAATATCACTTTCATAATCTTCTATTAAATCACCAGCTAAATTTTCTAAAAGTGAATCTTCTATTTCTTCGGCCAAGTTTTTATTAAACTCATCATCAGACATACGGTCAGGATCAATTTCTATTTCCATTCCACCAGCTTTGATAGTGACTTCTTCCGGATCTTCTATTTCTATTTCTAAATCAGGTTCCATTTCCGCTAGCTCTTCCATTCCTTGTGGAGCTGCGTATAGTCCTTTATCTACATTATTGTTATCTTGTGCCATTATCTTTTCCCTAATAGTTTTTGTATTTGTATATCAGCTAAATACCATAATATTAACAGGCAAGTGTTAATCATTCTAAATGTTTTATATAGCATATAGCCGCTTCTGATTATAACCTTTAAAATACTGTACATCATCTTCTTCATCGCTCGGTAACCTTATAAAGCCGCCTTGTCTAAACCGCATCAAAGCGAGTGTTGTTGAGTCGACCATGTCATCGTTGGCTCCTGAAGGAAAGTCATTACATTCCTCGATTACTTCGTGTGCCCATCTTCTATCAGGTGCCCACACAATACCTGAACTGAATAAATCAGATACTGCATTAACTCGACTAATTTTATCCTGACCTTTTCCTGGAGTAAATTCTCCAACGGGTATACCCATCCTTCTGAACTCTTGGTAAAGTGCAGCCCCGTTAGATTTTTTTTCAACAATAAATGCGTCAGGTTCCCATTCTTTATATTCTTCTATGCAAAGTTGCTTTAACTCTGGGAATTCTAGTCGTTGCTTTATTGCATCAAGTAATATTATATTATAATTATCAGTTTCTTCGTTAAGAAATACACCCCAAGTTAATAATGCATTATAGTCAGCTCTATTATTTGCTTCTTGAGCAGCATCGAGAGCCATAATTATAAACTCACATGGGGGCGGGTCTTCTTTATCCCATATATTCCACCATTCTCTTTTTATTAACGCCCCTTCTTCAGATACTGGGTTTTGCATGTATTGAGCATTCCAATATCTTATGTCTAATGCCGCACGTCTTGCTTGTAATTCTTCTAAAGGCCAGAACTCAGGCCAAAGTGGTATCTCTTCGTTGTCTTTCTCAATTATTGCAGGGAACTCTACCACTTCCCAGTCATCTACATCTTCATTCTTAACCATTTGGTTAACAATCTGCCCAGTTAAGTCTAACTTAGACCATCTTGTCATCACAACTATGATTGCTCCACCTGGCATTAGACGTTGAAGTGGTCCTGATTGAAACCATTCCCACGCAGGTAGAAATACATCAGCTTTTCCTAACTTAGCATCTTGCTCTGAGTGAGGATCATCAATTATGAAGAGATCAGCTCCACGTCCAGCGAGAGCGCCACCCACCCCAATAGCAAAATATTCACCATTAAAATTAGTACCCCAACGAGAAGCCGATTTACTGTCTGCTTGCAAGCTGACATCAGGGAAGATATCCTTATACGCATCACTCCCCACCAAGTTCCTAACTCGTCTACCAAAATTAACAGCCAAGTCAGCGGTATGTGAAGCCATAATAACTTTCTTCGCTGGGTGCTTACCCAAGAACCAAGCAGGGGCGAGGTACGATATAAGTTCCGACTTCCCGTGTCTCGGAGCAATGTTAACAATAACTCTTTTTCTTTTTCCTTCTGCAATTTCTTCAAATAATTTAGCCAACCTGGCATGATGTGCTCCTACTTTATAGTCTGGATAGACATGTTTAATAAATTCTAAAAAGGTTTTTCCCCCCGCTTCCTTAACTAACTCTGCTTTGTAGTCTGTGAGTAGTTTTAGGTTCCGTTGACGCTCTGATTCTGGCATGGTAGGCAGAGCTTTTTCTATTATCGCGAGGTCTTTTGCACTAATCATCGTATTATAAGAATAAAGTAATTAAAAATATTACAACCACTACACACGTCACGGCCCAGGCGCGTTCATCTCCTTTATTCATCATCATCCTCCACGACTTCGCCCTCTATTACCTTGCCTTTTAGCTCTTCTATTGTCTTTATTAACTCTTCTTCTAGTTCTTTACCGGTTTTATTAATGTGAGTAATCTCAGTTTTCTTCTTAAACGCATCTACACCATCTATCTCACCTATCTTTGACCATGCTGATATGCGTTCTCTTGATGATTTAGCTAAAGCTGCCTCTTGAAGTAACCCGTTGAGTACGGAAAGTTTGATGTCTGCCAAGTCTTTTGCCACCATGTGACTAGTTTGGTTGACTAAGCCAGCTAAGTAAGCAATTGTTTCATTAGGATAATTAGCAAACTCAGGTTTAAGCTCTGGATTCTTCATCATTTCTTTAGCAATTGACTCCGCTGTCTCCATTTCATTATCACTTGGCTCTATAGCTTCACCTTTTATATCAGATATAACTTTGATTGTGTTAGCTCTGACTTTTAATTCTTCATCAGGTGTAAGTTCTGGTAGGGCATCGCGTGCATTTTTGGGTATAGGAATATTGTCCTCTATATGAGGCATGACAACTGTTTGATTTGAATCTTGTTGTACTGTATCTTTCATGTGTCGCTGATTACACCTTTGGTTTTTATGCAGCTTTTAAATTCTGTGAGCTAAGTATATAATAATTAATATGCAAAAACAACTTCTTACAGCAGAAAATCTTAATCTACTGTACAAAACATTCATCAGACTTCCACCTTTTTCAGATCTTGCTATGCCTGAAGCTTGTGATATTAAATTTAAAGTAATACGTGATGACGCGTTGTTAGGTTTATTTGAGCCTGAGCCCTTGATGTTGATGGTAAGTAGTTCACGATGTTCTCACTTCGACACAATCTGCAAAACTTTACTTCATGAGATGGCACATATGCATTGTTATCTAGAAGACCTTGACAACTATGAGAGTCATAATAACCGTTTGTTCAAAAAGATTATCAAGCAGACCGCAACAACCTATGGGTTTGATCCTAAAGAGTTATAGAAAGACAATATAACGCTAAAGTTACAACCGCCGAAAACATCCAAATAAATATATAGAAATAGTCCATGCTCGAATTATATCGAGTTTCGTTTTTTCATGTGGTAGTGAGAATCATTTGCAATAAAAAGGCCCCGCATGAACGAGGCCTAGAGAGGAGGAGTTATACCATGCAATGTGCACTTATTACATGATTCTTAGATTATACACTACTTTTAGGTAC